ATTTGGGTTCATGCTAGAAAACCCAATGTATTCTATTCCTGTTGTTTTAATTATAGCATATTTGATTTGGAGTAATTAATGGCTAATTATACAGGTGCAAATGTTATCGTAGCTGGGGACGTTACTAAATATCAACCAGATGCGTTTGGATTTGGTATTGCGGCTGGAGATACAGAAGCAGTTAATTTTTTTGCACAAACTACTAATGATATTTTAAGACAGTTAAGAGTAGAGTGGTGGCCTGTATATAAGCAAAACGTATTTACAGATATTACAGTTTTAAATACTGCTGAGATGGTAAATACAAAAGTTAATTTAGATCAATTTGAAAGAGCAGGAGTTTATTTATTTATTGGTAGATTCCTTGCACCAGCATTATCAAAGTTTAGACCAGAAGCTGACAAAGATAGATTTGAAAGAATGAGTGAATATTACATGTCAGAATATAACAAAGAATGGCAATCAATATTAGAAGATGGTGTTGAGTATGATACAGATGCGTCAGGAACTATATCTGTAAATGAAAGAGAACCATTGCATGGGTTTAGAAGACTTAGCAGATAATGGCTTTAAATTTAAAAGTAAATACAAACGTAAAAAATCTACAAGCAAGATATATTAAATTTGCAAATAAATTGCCTAGGATAATAACTATGGGATTAGAACAAGCTGGTCAGTTCTTAAAAACTGCAATATTACATAGAACAGATAGAGGACAAGATGTAAATAGAAATACATTTATATCTTACTCAGATGGTTATGCCGAAGCAAAAGGTAAATCAAGAGTAGATTTGCAAGACACTAATAGAATGTTACAATCTATTGATTCAAGGAGAGTTTCAAGAAATAAAGTTCAATTATATTTTAGAAGTGGTAGAGAGGCAACTAAAGCATTTTGGCATCAAACAGGACAAGGTAATTTACCTGTAAGAAAATTTTTTGGATATGATAAAAAGCTTGAACGTGTTATACAAAAAAACTTTAACAACTATGTTAAAAAAGAAATAAGAAGATTAGGACTATGAGTGTAAGAGAAGATATAGCATCGCATTTAGTTACTACTGTTCAAGCAGTCAGTAGTCCTAGTATTAAAAAAGTTTCAAGGCAACCTTTTCCACTAGAAGAATTATCACAACAACAATATCCAGCAGTATTAATCCAAACTATTGAAGAAACTAAAGATGATCAAGAATTAGGAAGTGGTGCTAAAACAAGGATAGCTACATTAGAGTTTGGAATTACAGGCTATGTTAAAACTAATGAAGACAACATAGATACTGCTAGAAATAATTTAGCTAGTGCGATAGAAACACAGTTAGAAGTAGATATTACTAGAAATAATAAAGCACTTGATACAGAAGTTATATCTATTGAAACTGATGCTGGAAGTTTATTTCCATATGGTGCAGTTTTAATGACAGTAAGAGTAACATATGAACATCAATCAGGAACACCATAATGGTTAAACCACAAAAATTAATAGATAATTTAGAAAATAAATTAGACGATATAGAAAAATTAGTAGATGAAATATCTTTGTTATGTATGGACGCAAGACAAAAGATTGATAAGTACAACGAAGATGAACATATTGAAGATTTCCCAGAATTAGATGAATTTAAAGATGAAGAAAATATTGACGAAGAAGACGATAAATAGTAAAAGAAGTTATGGCTAAAGATATTAAATTATATAAAGATGGGCAAGAAGTTATAATTAACGAAACTCAACTTGAAAATTTCCTTTCACTTGGATATAAGCAAGAGGAAGAAAATAAACCTAACATTAAAAAGGATAAGAAATGGCAACACATCACGGAAAAGAAGGAGTAGTAACTGCTGGTGGAACAGGTGTAGGCGAACTTACAGGCTTCACTTTAGAAACAACAGCAGATGTCGTAGAAGATACAGCTTTAACAGATGCAACTAAATCATTTGTAGCTGGAAGAACATCATTTTCAGGTACTCTTGAAATGCACTATGACGAAACTGATTCACCACAACAAACTTTAACTGCTGGAAGTTCTATTGCTTTTATCTTGTTACCTGAGGGAAATGCTTCAGGAGATGAAAGTTTTACAGGAACAGGAATTGTTACAGGAATGTCAGTTAATAATGCTATGGACGGAATAGTTTCTAGATCAGTTACTTTTCAAGGTACAGGGACACTAACAAGAGGAACTGTCTAATAATAATTTATGTCAGTTATCGACAGAGTTAAATCTCACTTTGAAAATCTACAAACTATAACTATTGAAGTTGAAGAATGGAAAGATGAACATGGAAACCCATCTATGTTTTATTCTGAACCTTTAACACTTGAAGAAAAAAATATTATATTTAAGAAATCAAGTAATTTTTCTGATTTAACTGTATTAGTGGATTTATTAATAATGAAGCTATTGGTTAAAGATGATAAGGGTGAACTTCAAAAAGCATTTAAACCAGAAGATAAATTTGCACTTAGAAAAAAAGCAGATTCTAATGTAGTTGCCACTATTGCAAATAAAATTCTTTTAGATACTTCATACGAAGAAGCTGAAAAAAAGTAGATAGCGACACTGATACATTTAGCTTATTGGTAGTCGCAGATAGACTTAAAATAACCATACAAGAAGTTCTTGATATGCCTATGAGCCATTATAATTTATGGTTAGCTTACTTGAAAAAAGAACAAGATCAGTATAAAACTAATCAACAATTAGCAGAAGCAAGAAAGTTTAAAACATAATGGCGAGCCAAAAACTTAATATAGATATTGTAGCACGAGATCGTACCAAACAGGCATTAGGTGGTATCAGAGGTGCATTAGGAAGATTAAAAAGTTCTATATTTAGTTTACAAAGTGCTTTCTTAGGTTTAGGTGCTGGATTAGTAACTAGAAATTTAGTTAGCACAGGAAAAGAATTAGAAAATTTAAGAGTTAGATTAAAATTCCTACTTAAAGATACAAACGAGGGTGCAAAAGCTTTTGACAATATGGTCAAGTTTGCATCTAAAGTTCCTTTCTCACTTGAAGAAATACAAAAGGGTTCTGGTATATTAGCAACTGTAACGGATAATGCAGATGATCTTCAAAATATGTTGGAGATTACAGGGAATGTTGCGGCAGTAACAGGATTAGATTTTAGAACAACTGCTGAACAAATACAAAGATCATTTAGTGCTGGTATCGGTGCTGCAGATATGTTTAGGGAAAAAGGTGTTAGAAATATGCTTGGCTTTAAAGCTGGGGCAACAGTATCTATAGAAGAAACAGTTCAAGCATTTGAAAGAGTATTCGGTAAAGATGGTAGATTTGGTAAATCAACAGATGAATTAGCACAAACATTTGAGGGAACACTCTCAATGATCGGAGATAAAATTTTTAACTTTAAAAAAGTTTTATTAGAGGCTGGTTTTTTTGATGAACTAAAAAAACAATTTGGAAACTTAGATAAATTTCTTGAAGGCAACGCAGAAAAACTAGACATTATTGCAGAAAAAATTGGAAGAGGTTTGGCGATAGCATTTAAAGGAGTTACAGATGCAGTAGTTTTTTTAAAAGATAATATTAATGGATTAGTAACAATATTAACAGGGTTAATTGCATTAAAAGTAGCAACATTTTTTCATGGTGTAGCAACTGCCATAGCTGGAATGACAGTAGCTATGAACGGATTTAATTTAGCAGTAAAAAGAAATATTATTTTTGGAAGCATTATGGTTTTTGCTGGTGCTATGGGTTTCTTAATAAATAAATTTAAAGAATTTAAAGGTGAATTAAATGAAGAACTGCCAACATTTAAAGAACTAGAAGAAGACATAAAAAGATTAGAACAAAGATTAGCAAACTCAGGTAGAGCATCAAAAGAAGCAATAAGAAAACAATTAGCATTTAAAAAATCTCAATTAGATCAATTAGAAACTGAATCAGGATTATTACATCATCATAATACTGCTCATATGAGAAAAAAACATTTACAGTTAGGAATATTAGAAAACCAAAAAGAACAAACAAAAGAAGCAAGAAAAACATTTAATATTTTTGAATCTCACCATCAATTAGTTAAAGCAGTACAAGATGCAGAAGATAGAAGAACACAAAGATTGATTAAAGGAAATAGAAATATTTTTGACGAACAACAAAAATTAGCAAAACTATTTAAACCAGAAGAACAAAAAGGTGCATTTGAAGGTTTTGGTGAAGGTCTAAAAAAAGAATTTGATGTAACTGTATTTGAAAGATTTAAACAAGCTGGTGAAACATCTTTACAATCATTAAAATCAAGCCTTACAGATTTTGTAATGACAGGCAAGTTAAGTTTTAAAACTTTAAAAGATGCAATTATAAGATCATTGGTTGAAGCATTAGTTGGTCAAGCAGTAACATCAGCATTAAAGAAAGCAACAGAGATATTTAAGTTTCAAGCAATTAGAGAGGGACTTATATCAGTTTATAAAGGCGCATTAAAAACATTCGCATCAATACCATTTCCATTTAATATCGCGGCAGCTGGTGCGGCAATCGGTGCTGGTATGAAATTAGTTGATAAGATCAAAGGTTTTGAATCAGGAGGTGCAGTTGGTAAAGGAAAACCAATCCTAGTTGGGGAAAGAGGTCCAGAACTCTTTGTACCAAATCAAACAGGACAAATAACACAATCAGCAAGAGGAGATGCTGGTCTTGGTGCGATAGTAAATTTTAACATAACAACTGTTGACGCAAAAGGCTTTGATGATTTATTAGTTTCACGAAGAGGAACAATATCAAGAATAATAAATGAATCAGTTAATGAAAGAGGAAGAGAGGCTTTAATTTAATGTCAGGTGCTTTTCCAATATCAAATGCTAAATTTAGAACATTAGGTATTAAATCAACACAAAAAACTTTAATATCTAAATCTGCGAGTGGTAAAAGATTAGTAAGACAAATAGATGGTCAAAGGTTTTCATTTACTGCTGATATTATTACTGCAAAAAGATCAGATGTTTATGGAGAATTAATGGCTTTTATAATGAAACAAAGATCATCAAAAGAAACATTTACAATAATTCCACCAGAAGTATCAAATGCTAGGGGTAATGAAACAGGAACTTTATTAGTAAATGGAAGTCATACTGCTGGCGATACAACTATTGCAATAGATGGTTTTGCTGGTAATGGTGCTGGAAGATTAAAAGCTGGAGATTTTATAAAATTTGCACATGGTAAAGTTTATATGGTTGTTTCAGATGTTACAAGTTCTTCTAATGCGGCAACAGTTACAATAGAACCACCATTAAGGGAAGCATTGGCAGATAATTCTTCTGTTACTTACGATAATATCCCTTTTACAGTTTATCTTGTAAATGAAATGCAAGAGTTCGGTGCCGTTGGTACAGATAAAGATGGTAATGTTCTTTACAAATTTGAGTTAGATGTTGAAGAATCTTTATAATGGCAAAATATTTAATACGACACCATGTCAGTGCAGATTTTTTTGCTGAAAAAGTAGTAGATGAAAGTGAAATTGATACTATTAAAAACCATTTAAAAGGTAATAGTATTCCTGATGGAACTTTTAGTTTTGTTATGTTAAAAGGTACAGAAAGAACAGTAAGAACAACATACGAATTATATGACGAGAAACTTAACGACAGCATTAAAAAATGAACTAGCCACATATGTTCTACGACCAGTCCATCTTATTACTTTTGGTTTTTCGACTCCCTCAAATTTAACAGATTGTTCATTTGATTTAACAAGTTCTATATCAGGTTCATCAGTAACTTATACATCTAGTTCTTTTATAAAAGGTCTATCTCAATTTTCAGAAGAAGTAGGTGTAACAAAAACATCTTTAAGGATTGGTTTATCTGGTGTTGATCAAACTTTTATTTCAATTACTTTAAATGAAAATGTTATTAATGATTCAGTGCAAATATTCAGAGGTTTTTTAGATGATAATAATGCTTTAATAGCAGATCCTTTTTTATTATATGATGGCCAAATAGATTCATTTGAAATAAACGAATCAAGTAGTAGTACAGAAATTATATATACTTTAGTTTCGCATTGGGCAGATTTTGAAAAAATATCAGGCAGAAAAACAAATCCAACATCACAAAAAAGATTTTTCAGTTCAGATCAAGGTATGGAATTTTCTTCACAAACAGTTCAAGATATAAAATGGGGTAGAGAATAATGGAATTTAGAAAGTGGCAAAGAAAAGATTTTAATCAAATGATAGATTTAGGAGAAAAAATGTATAAAGAAGGTGCGTATAAAAATTTATCATATAACAAAAATAAACTTTTAATTATGGCAGAAAAATTAATTGATAAACCAAAAACTTCTATGGGTTTTGTAGCAGAAGAAAATAATGAAATTATAGGTATGATGATTGTTATTTTAAGAAATTATTTTTTTAGTGATGATCTTTTTTGTCATGATTTACTTTTATTTATTGACCCATATAAAAGAAAAAGCATTAAAGTCCCTATAAGATTAATTAATATGGCTTCTGAATGGGCAAAAGAAAATGGTGCTAAGGAATTTAGACCAGCT